CGCCTTCATCATCGATAAAACCTAAATCCTTATCCTTTTTAAGCCCCTCAACGTTTTTAGTAATATCATCCTCTGTCCAATGGAGCATTTCTTTCATCAGGTAATATTTGCTAATTTCAGGTCTGTCGGCCAATGCCTGATAGTTATTAAATCGGGATTCTAAAAAGTTCTGTTCCATTTGCTCCTTGTAATTTGAAGGCGGATTAAGCGTAACCTTAATTTTTTTAATATCTAAGTCGTACTGCTTCGCCAGTCCCTTAAACTCAAGGTGGATTAAGAACAGTCTTGTAAACTCCCGACAGAATTTATTCTGTTGACGTTCTAAAAATTTAGCCCATTTAACTTCGTCCCGGCCAATTTCTCCGGTACTATTTCCGCCAAACATAATATCGGCAGAGCTTCTATTGGCTTCGGCCTCAACTCGACTCATCGGATATTTTAGCGCACGGTACATCTTACGAGCGAAATAGTAAATATCGTCTAATTCAGAGAAGCCTGCGGGGTTACCTCCTATCGTCTCAATCTGACTACCTCTACCTTCTGCAGATTGCGGTAGGTAAAAGTTTTCAAGCATCGAGAAAATCTCCGGCTCGTGCGTTAGTTGACCGCTTTTTGGGTCATATGTTTGTTTACGGGTTAGTTTATTTTTAATCTTTTCAACGTATTTTAACGCCTTATCCCTTGGCATATTGCCTGTATCAATTCTAAATACGAGTCTTTCGGGGGCCCGGATAAGACGATAAATAACAACTGAGGTCTCTAAAAGTTTTAACTGGTTATACGGCACTCTAACCTTTTCCAGATAACCGAATATTTCTTGTTTTGTTCGGCCATAAATACCATAATTTACAAACCCAATCTGTTCAGGGTTAAACAATACCACATCATTGCGCTTTTCGGCCTCCTCAATTGACTTAGGTCGGCCGCCATCCCTTTTTAGGTACTGCATAAAGGCTAAAATCTTGCCGGTGGTCGGGTCGTATATATAATCCATAGACTCTGACGGCAGTTTTTTTACATTTACAATGCCTTTTTGTTTTTTCTTTGTATTAATTACACGCTCGTAATAGCATCTGCCGTCTATATAATAGGAACGAAACATATCCCATATTATATCTAAAAAATCATCCAGTTGCTTATAGAATAGGTCGTTAAATTCTCGTGTTATATTGTTTACGATGTTTTCGTTTTTTGCTAATTCGGGGTCTACTATTTCAAGGTGGATGTAACGGTCATCGTGGTCAACTTGAGTGGATTCATTAGTGGCATCCTCAATAACATCGGCAATTTCGGTATAATCCGCCATTTGGCGATACTCCATAATCTTATTAAACTCATTTTCGTACATTCTATTAATATAACTATTATAGAACGTATTAAATGAGGCCAATGTAATATTAGCTACGCCCGGAATTGTGGCTAAATGCTCCCAGCCCTCACCTCTCTCGGCGTGTAGCATATCGTCTGTACGCCTATCCCCGACTGCTGTAAAAGCAGGAATGGCCTCGTGTATGACCTCTGTACTCTGCTCTTCCTGTTCGGGTTCTCTAAACCAATCTAAAACACCCATAATTTCTCCCTAAACCTATTTATACAACAGTTACCTCAAATGTTAAATATTGGGTACTATTTAATATATTTATATCGTTTGTTAGCTCAAGGGTTAATAATGGCGCAGAAACTTTATATTTTACGTCATTTGTTAACTCAAACGTGAGCAATGGCTCTTCATTGTTATTAGTTTCCATTATCTATCCTTACGTTTCGGGGCTTTTCCGGTCCTGCGGGTTTTTTTGGCCCGTCTAAACACTCCCCTTAGTTTATTAATAATGGATGATTTAACTTTTTTACTAAAATCTTTAGAATATGTACTTACAACCGCTTTCTCAAAATCCTCAAATGGCACTTCCGTAATTTGAGATATATAAGTTTTCGGCCGGGTCAGGTATCTGCGTACTGCGTGTTGTATATAAGGATATTTACGTTTTATATATTCCCATCTAAATCGTGGATTATTTGTTTTACTTAGTATTTTAAGCCAGTCTTTAGCAAACTTTTTACGCTGACCTCGGGGGATATATGTAAAATTTATACCCTGAAATAAGCTCCAATTATGCTTTGAGACCGGATGTACGCCTTGCAAATGGTACATTAATATAATAGTCGGCTTGGGGTCGTTCTCCCATGCGGTATATTTGAACGAATACACATGACCGCTTTTCCATTCTGTACCTTTAAATCTCTTTTTATAAATTCTGCGTACTGCCATTATTACCTATCGGTTGCTGAAATTCGACCGCCTCCATGCCAAAATTCCCAATCGCTAAAATCTCGAGGGATAAATTTAGGCATTCGTCTCTCTACTTGAGTCGAATCTATGGAACTACGGTCAGCGGATATAGTGCCAAACTTTTTTAAAAATTGTTTCCATTTCGGGCTTTTTAATGCTTCGGCTGCAATTCTTTGTACTAAATCATGCTCCTCATTAGGATTCCCGAATGAGGATATCGGCTTGCCCGGTCCTTTTAACCATTTATCGTAAAAGGTTTTATTTTTCCATTTAAAGCGTATCTCTACGCCATACCATTCATCTACAGAAATGGGAATAAAATCTAAGTCCTTTAGCATTTTAGCAGGCCATTTAAACTCCTCATTTAAGTAGTCTCTAAATTTCATTTGTTAAATAACTCCTTTTCCGTTAATATCTTAAACTCCATACCCATCTTCTTACAATATGCAGAAGCGGCTTTAAATTTAGCCGCATTCCGTGCGTACATTATTTCTCTTTCCATCAGGGTATTCTTAGATTTCTTACCTCTCCTCGGCGGTCTGGTCTCCCTGTAAGGCTTTATTTCAATCAAGTATTTACGACCACCAGTCTCTAAATAAACATCTGGATAATAACGCCTTACAGCAGGCTTGCCCTTATGTAACGTGGTCGGGTCTTGGTATTTTATTTCTATGCTTTCTGAAGACCATTTATCAATAGCCCAATTAGCATCGCACCATTGAAAAAACAACCGTTCCCATGAACTCCGTACTAATATAGGATATTTACCTATGTATTTCTGTGGGTTTTTAGGAACATATTCTTTTGTGTTTTTCTTATGGCGTTTTATCATTATTTTAAGCGTTTTAATTTAGGACCGACAAACTTTCTCTGACGTTTCATAGTCGATGTCCGGCCAAATTTAGAGAATCGTTTTGCCTTACGAGCTGTTTTTTTACCTTTTGCGGAGCGTCTATATCTCCGACCTGCGACTCTGCGTTTAGCCCGTTTTCTTAAATGCTCCCGTCTACGCTTACGGGCAGTTGCTAAGTCACGGCGTACCCTCTTTTTAAAAACTTCCATAAGAGCATCTTCATCTAACTGCTCTTCTGCATCGTTTTCTTCGTCATAATCGGGGTCAAGTCCGTCCACGACTTCCATAATCATATATGCCTGTGCGTCTGATATCTGCTCTTCTTCAAGTGAAAAAAGTATACCAAGCATCGCATCTACGATATCATCGTCCTCGGCTAAACCGTTATACTCGTCCATTTCAATGGTTTCATCCTCTAAAAACGATTCTATTTTATCTAAGGTTCTCATTAATTACTCCTTATGCTGGTTCTGTATCATATCCACCACATTTAGGGCATTTAACCTCAAATGTGTTTTTGCCGATTTTCTTTTTAAAGCGTTTACCACATTCCATGCATTGCATCGGGGTCGATGTTCCTTTGGCTTCGTTTACTTTTATGCCGAATTCTAATTGAAAATCACGTTTAGACATAGTCCACCACGGCTGCCAGCCTTTACCTTTGCCTTTTTCAAAAACAGTTACGGTATCAGCCATCCACTCTGGGTCTCCCTTTTCATACGGATTTCCGATAACATATGCTTGAGTTGCATTTATGAGTTTAGCCCCTTTCGGCAATTTTCTTTCAGAATAATTACCTTTTAAAGCCTTTCCACGCTTTAATCCTTCCATCATACCGTCACCTTCGGCATATTCGGCATCTTCATCTTCACCATCTCCGGTATCAAAGGTTAAATTATTACCTTCTGGTGGATTAGTTTCTCCGGCATCACTACCTCTGGCAACTTGAAGCAACTTTTCTCCGGCTAATGCACTGACGACAGGGTCGTCATTAAGTTCACGAAACATAATCTCATTCCAGAGAACATCGTCAGTCGGGTTACGCCTAAATTTAGCGATTAACTCCTCATCGGTATAATCCTGCGCTATGTACTCGTCAACTTGTTTAGTGGAATCCGCTAAGTATAAATTAATCTTTTTTACAACGCTCATTTTAATCTCCTTATATTATTGTCCAAGCCCTCGTCCCGGAGGGGTTACGCATTTGCCTTTTACAGGTCACCATTTTTGTCCGGGCGGACATTTTTGGTCTTCTTCTTCTATACCGGCATCTTTTTCCATCTTTTTTAAGCGGTTATAATAGTCCGGTATTTCGTCAAGGTGGTCTAAAGCAATTTCCGCTGATAATTTGCGGTCATTAACGTGCTCCATTTCAACCTCGATACCCATTTTTAATTGCTGTTTAATTTTATCAACCGATACACCATGTTTTTTGGCTATATCTTCTGGTGTTTTATTATCGGCTTTCCCGCCTTTTATTTTATCCTCTTTAACGTACTGCGTTAATATAGCGTATATATGCTCTTCAAATTTATGAGGGTCTATGCCCATATCTTCCGCAAAATCGTGTACTGCATCATCAGAAGGATTGGGATTCTCCTTAAAGAACTTTTTAATTTTAGCCTTTATATCGCCATCCTTTTTGGCCTGCTCCTCCCTTAAAAATGCCCGTAGCTTCATGTGTTATACTCCACTTTATGACGGCCGGTCGGGGTCTTACGTTGCTTGGCCATAATAGGTTTCATCCTATTACGCACTTTCCCATCGGCGGACCGTTCTAAATCTTTTTTCTTTTTCTTAACCTTACCTTTATTCTGACGGTAATATTGGTCGGCATACATCTTTTTAGTTTTAGCCGTTTTTTTAGCCTTGACTTCTTCGTTTGCCCGTCCACCATGCCTTTTTAAAGCATTAAAATATTTCCAATAAAGGTCAGCAGTTTTTTTGCTTAGTTTATCAAATAAAACATCACCAGTTACTCGGCGGTCCCAGTTTTTGCCCAGTTCCTTTTTAGCTGCTTTTTCAAATTCAAACCACAAAGAATCTATAATGTTTTGCGCTTCGTTTGCCATCCAATCGCCAAATTTCATTATTTTACGTCTCTCCAGAAATTCTCAAGGTCGTCATCGTCCCATCTCCAATTAGCGGCTTTAGCAACCTCAAAGAATTTTTCTTTTTTAATGGTTTTAGTTTTTACCTTCTTCTTTAAAAGATGGATGGTATCTTGGTACATTTCTTTAGTATATTTATCCCATGTATCCGCAGTGAACCTATTAAGAGTTTGTATAACAGGCAATAATTGCTTTTTAGCATCCGCTTTTAATTCCTTTTTAGTCGGTTTCTTCTTTTTAACATTTATTGAAAACCAAGATTTTTCACTATCTTCAACTGAAAATCCAATGCCTTTTAATACCGGAGATATCATTTTGATTAGTTTTTTATAGCCCGTAAAATCTGGCCAATCGTCATCTTCTTCGCCGGGACGGGGTGTATAAAAATCATATGCCCTAAACTGTAAATCCCACCATTCTTCATCCTTCCATTTATTAAGGGTTATCTGGTCAGTCATATCAGGGCGGATTAGCCTTTTTAATTTAGCATATATATCGTTTATTTCTTCCCAAGTAACGCCTTTGCCTTTTGTGGTATCTCGTGCTTCGGTCAAATATCGTTTTAATCTCATCTTCTTATCCTCGGCCCGGCTTTGACTATATCACCAAATGCTACATCAAAATGACTTATTAAATCATCCAATCGGTCATAATCAGCAGCCATTTTTACATCTATAAACTCTTTTAATTCTCGGGCTTGTGTTTTATCGGCCACTTTTTTAAGGTCGGAAAGAGCTTTAAAATATTTCTTTTGTGCAGCTCGTAGATTATCCCATTGTTTTTTATAAAATGGATTTTCTTCGTTTAAATGCTCATCAATCCTATCTAATATACTCAAAGCAAACCTCCCTCTCGTATCTCCTCTATCTTCTCCTTAACGTCAGGCGCAAGGCCGGATATAATTTCCTCTATATTATCAGGCGAACCTGTAATAAGCTCCAACGCCTCATCTAAGGTTAGTTTTCGATATTTAAGTTTTTCTTTAAAATCGACTTCATACAGGTATCGATTTAATCTGGTAAGAGTCGTTACCATTCCTGTACCTCGAGTTTTGTAACATGGTAATAAGTATTGCCGTCCTTTTTAATTTGCCATATTACTTTATAGTCACCGGCTGTTCCGGTAACGGTTGTATCTATATTTTTAGTAACCACGTTTTCCGATACGGCCGCTGATGCCGCCACTACCGTTGTGCCGTTTTCATTTTTTATATTTACAGCGGCGGCACTGGGCGCAAAAGAAGCACCATCTTGGTCGTGTATGGTTAACTGTAAGTCCCTAACCTCATTTATATAAAATGCTTGGTATGTTTCGGCCATTATGCTGATTTAACTCCGTCAATATTTAAATTCCAAGTTCCTTCTGGGACGAGTTTATTTAATGTTGAAACTGCTTTTTTTAGGTTATCTATTTTTTTCCTATCACTCGCATCAAACCTTTTTTCTTTATTAGTCGGTTTTTTAATATAGGTTACAAAAAAGTCGTGACCTTCGTTTGTTAATGAATACTCTATCATACCAGTTCTTTCATTTACACCTTGAGGCTCTTGTTCTGCTTCTCCGGGCGGTCCGGGCGGTCCTTGCTCTGGTGGGTTGTTTTGAAATGCAGCCCGATTTGCGAAGTTGGCATGGCCTTGGCTTCTGGGAATTGTTTTACCTCCACCATCTATGGTTGACGCAATCCGCTTCATAGCCATTAAAAATTCCGAATGCTCCTTATTAGCGTCCGCTAACATTTGATATAGTTTTTGCTGATAAGTCGGGTTATCCTCTATTTTCTCAATTTTCTTTTCGACTTCATCAATAAAATCATCGATTTTGTCATCAAGGATTTGTACCTTACGCCTTACTCCCTTGGAACTTTCATTAAGAATGCTATCCTCGTATTTACTTTGGATATCCTCATTATTCCATTTAACTGCTCTCATACTAAAAATCTCCTAATTTAGTTCTGATATTATATCAGTCATTATTTATTTATTTATTATGTAATATAAAAAAATATAAATATAATTGATAAAATAGAGGTGTAGGAGTCTATCAAGTGAAAGAAAAAGCAGATGAAATACTAAAAGAATCACCAAGCCCAATTCTCGTTTACGACTCAAGTGACAGATTGGTATATGTAAACCCATCTTTTGAGGCTTTAACTGGTTGGAATGAAGATGAAGTCATAGGGGCAAAACTACCATTTCCGTGGTGGCCCGATGAACTTATACCGAATATTACCTCCAAATTCCGTAATGCCGTTCACAAAGGCCTGCGGAATAAAGAGATGAATTACATATCTAAATGCGGACATGATTTTTATGTAGATGAAAATATGTCTAAAATAAACGGGAATGGCCAGTGTATTTCCACTTGGACTGATATTACAAATGATGTTTTGGCGAGAAAGAAAATGGAGACAATGCTCCGCCACGCTACCGCACAAATGGAAAATTTAGTGGTTGAGCAGAGGATGGCGAATGCTTCGATTATGGCACGAATGTAAGGAGTGGAGATGGACGAAAAATTATTGGATTTGTTCGGGGACTTTTTGAATAAGTCCGTGGAGTTACATACCGAATCTAAAGTTGCTCTTGGACTTATAAATAAGGATATCGGTGAAATAAAAGAAACTTTAGGCAAAAGCGATAGAACCGTTATGAGCCTGCTCCACGGATTAGAAAGAAAGGGAGACTCTGACCAAGTAAAGAATTTTATTGAAACATATACAAAACGAAATTATACAAATGACGAAGTCAAAAATTTAGGGCATCACGTTGAGCAAGTTGACGATATGCATAGATTTTCAATGAAATTAAAAGGCCGTCTGGCTATAACAGCTGCTCTAATTGCGGCGATTATCGGAATAGCAACGCTCGGTGAAAAAATAATAGCCCTATGGGATTTTTTAGTTAATTTAGGAGGAGTGTAAATATGAAGGTTTTAGAAGAGTATATTAAAAAGGCAATGAAAGAATGTGGGCCGGTAAGTGAAAGCGATTTAGGTATGGATGCATCTGAAGCTCAAATGTGGATGTTGGTAAACAAAGGACCGATTGGTAGAGAGTTTAGTTTTATTGAAACGACAGCAAAGCAAGCATTAAAACAAATTAAAATGAAAAAAAATGTTAATGATATTATTGAAGCTGCAAAAGTAATAAAAAAAACTGCGGAGGGTGTAGAAAAACAACTTATAGAATGGAAAAATAAAGCAAAATAAGGAGTAAGAAATGCCAGCACCACCACGAGCAGGAGAAGAAAAAGATGAATTTTTAGGCCGATGTATTCCGGTTTACGTTAAAGAGGGCAAACCTCAAGACCAAGCAGTCGCTATTTGTTATAGTATGTGGAGACGCAAGGACGAGGAACGGATTATCAAAAAAATTGATATGTACTTAGACGAAACCGAAGGCGGAGCAACCACTTCCGGGGATGTTGCCGTAAACACGTCCGGCAAATCGACCAGTATAGCCAAACGGGTAAGTTCTATCGGTTATGAATGCCCTAAAGGAGAAGTCTGGGACCCGAAACAACGAAAATGCGTTAAAAAAACCAGTGAATCAGTTTTAGTCGGGGGAGCATATGTCGCCGGTGCTTCTAATGTGGCCGGTTCTGGTCAAACCAGAGTGGTCGGGGATAAGGATAATGAAATAGATGCGTTAAAAACTAAACCTAACGCACGATTTAATAAACTATTAGGAGCATATATTAGTGATGAGTGAAAAATTTAGACAATATTTAACAGAATCAAAAGTGGCGAGAACCATTTTAGACCAGATACGGGCTTTAGATAAATATGCTCTACCGGCTTGGGGAGCAAAGGATTTTGTAAGTTTTGATAAGGGTATCCAATTTGACGTCCGAGGTTCTAAACATCGTGGTCGGGTTATCGTGGGCTTAGATAAAGGCAAAGACCTGTATAACATTGAAATAGGTAAAATTAACCGGAATAACGATTGGGTATCGATTAAAAAAACAAAAGGGATACAAGCAGCAAATTTAGTAACTGCAATAGACGAATTGGTAGGATAACCAATATAAATATAAGGGAATAACCTGTAAACAGGAGAGGATATTATGGAACCAGAGGGTGCGACCCAATTAGATAATTTTAGAAAACATTTGAATGCGCTAAAGGAAAAGGGTGTTGATATTAATCCCGATAAAGTAGTGGACGAGGTTCTGGCACCTCCCACAGAAGCCCCTAAAAAAGATACGTTTGATAGAAAACGCTGGGCTATGCTTAGAACGCAACTTAATAAATTACTTGATGATTTTGAACATTTTCATGGTGATAAAGGTAGAGGTATTGGTGTTACAGTACATATTACTAAACCAGATAACGCTGATAGGTTTACCGAAAAATTTGAATTTGATAGTAATATAATATTATTGAGCATACAGGATATCGGTACTAAAGGCAAATATGAACCAGTAGTGCCGGGAGAGTAATATGGAATGTGATGGATGTACTTTGTGTTGTAAACTTTTATGGGTAAAACCATTAAACAAAAAAGCAGGCGTAGAATGCGAACACTGCGAAACGGGTAAGGGTTGTAAAATATACGAAGACCGCCCGGACGCTTGTAAAGAATATCAATGTGTTTATTATAAGGCTGAAGAAGGTCCGATAGAATTAAGACCAGATAAATGCGGTATCTTATTTAACCATTTAACACGGGATGTTGTATCAGGAGATATAAACCCAAATATAGCGGAATTAAATGATTTTGTAAAAAACCAAATTCATGATTTTTTAAATAAGGGCATATCGGTTGTATTGTTTAATGTTAAATACGATACGCCTTTTATTATTCCTGCGTTTGGGCGGCCATTAGATGGCGTATGGACTGAAGCCTATGATGCCATTAAAGGATGTAAAAATGGAATGTGATGGATGTACTTTGTGTTGTAAGGTACTGGATATCTCATGGATGGATTCACCGGCCGGTGAGTATTGTAAAGAATGCGAACCCGGAGTCGGTTGTAAAATATGGGATAACGTACCGGAGCATTGTAAAAAATATGAATGTGCTTATCGCCAAGTTGAAAAAGTTAATATAAACCTAAGACCGGATAAAAGCGGAGTGGTTTTTGAAAAAGCGACTGATAAAATATTTTTTGGAACGATTACCGAAGGTGTTTATATGTTAAACAAAGAGACTTTGGTGCAAATAGATAAATTTTTAGAAACAGGGTTTTCAGTTGTTTTAAGACATTTAGAAATTAAAGAATATTGTATTTTTAATACAGAAAATAGAACGTCAGATGACGTATGGAAGGAATATAAAGAAGCGGCAAATAAATGGCAGGAACTCCGGCATATAAAACAGACTTAAAAGACGTAACATTAAGTGACGCATTAGGCACTTGGGTTGAATTAGCTGGCCATAAAGGTGGTTCTGCACCTGTATCTGAAACTGACTATTATATCCAAGGTACAGCTTGTGTATCTCAAGCTACTGGTCAGTCGACAGATTTAGAGGCTGGTATGGGATTTGATTATGGAAGTGCTATACCTTCTTGGAGAACTGGTTATGTCTTTCTTTTTTGGCAAGTCCTTTTAGCTGCAAATAACGTATATCCCTATGCTCAAGGTGGATTGCGTTTAGGTATTGGTTCATCTAATAGTGATTACAATTGGTATGCTATTGGTGGTGATGATTTAGGTCGTAACCCATATGGCGGATGGCAAAATATAGCCCTTGACCCAACATTAACTGCAGATTATGTAGAGGGAACACCTACCGCAGATACATATCAATGGTTCGGCAGTTTACCAAACATGAGAGCGGCTATTACTAAAGGAAATCCACATGGTGTTGATGCTATACGTTGGGGCAGAGGTGCTATCAATGTATCAGCCGGTGAACCCAATGACCCTTGTACTTTTGCTGGTATGGGAGCGGCAAATGATGCTCAAAGTGCAAGATGGGGTTTATTTCAGGAACAGCCCGGTGGTTATTTATGGAAAGGATTAATGCAAATTGGCAGTTCCTTTTCATCAGCAACATCTGCATACTTTGTTGATGCTAATGCTAATATTACCGTAGATAATACACCAAAAGTCTATCGAGAGTTTAATAAGATTGAATTTGGAAATACTGAATCTTATATTTATTGGACAGGTGTTAATGTTTTAGCAGCTTCAGCCACACAATTATCACGTGGTATTTTTGAAATGGCCGAAGATTGTGATGCCACTTTAGATACTTGCTCGTTTACAGATATGGATTATTTTACATTCCTATCTAATAACCAAAGTTGTCTTGATACTACCTTCAGACGTTGTAATAACGTATTACAAAGCGGTGCGATATTTACACGTTGTATTTTTGAGGAGAGCACAGCAGGTATTGCCCTATCAGCAAACGACCTTCAATATGTAACATATTGTGATTTTACAAGGGCGACAAATAGAGGTGGTCAAAGTCATGCCATATCTTGTAATGTTTCGGGTTCGATTGATTTTTATGGTAATACATTTAATGATTATGGCGCAAGCGGAACCGTATCAGCCGCTTTTTATAATAACTCGGGTGCATTAATTACATTAAACATTTTTGATGGTGGAGATTCACCTACAGTTTATAATGCACCAGACGGCTCGACCACAGATATTGTTTTAGCAGTATCACATACGTTAACTGGGCTTGTATCTGGTTCAGAGGTAACATATCAACTTCAGGGAGTGGCACCGAGCGCAGCCGGTGCTCAAATTTATCACGTAGAAAACGCAAATACTCCGGTTGATATAGGTGACCTTTCGTTAGGATATAAAACAACCTATTCTTATAACTATGTAGAGGATAGGGATGTTGATATATATGTACATAAAGTGGGTTATGTTTGGTATCCAATTAGAAATCAAACTTTAAGCAATACAAATCAAACAATTCCAGTATTTCAACAATTAGACCGGAATTATAATAACCCATAAAATATAAATAAATATTAAGGAGAAATTACAATTTTTAGAGGAGAGAGACTATGGCCAAATTAGTAGACCCGGATGACCTAACTCAAGGAACTGAAATCGTCATCTCACCCGGAGTATCGGGTACGATTAGATTACGGCCCGGAAAAGGAAATTTACTTGGAGAGGATGGTGTTACTTTACAATGCATCTATTCGTTCCTAAAAGAGGAATGGAAAACAGACGACCTGTTGATTAAATATGCATTCCCTTTGGTATCAATTACCGAAGAACAATTTGAATTACAGAATGGATGGAACTGGGAAAACACTGTAACTATCCAAACCATTCGAGACGGCGGATGGGCTTTAAAGGCTGCTGATAATGCAACATCGAAATCGGAATATATGAACCTAACAACTCTTGGTTCTTTTGTTGATTCCAATAACGACCTTGCATACTATGTTAATACATCTCCCGTATCCGCTGGAACTCCAGTCGACTTCGTATATGCCGGTCCGGTAAACGAAGCTGTACAGATTTATGGCGTTCCGGGTTATGGACATGGTGAAGATAGACGGGGAACATTCGTTGCGTTTTTACGTGAACAAGGCAAAACATATGACCAATATGACCTTTTAACAGAGCAGAACTTAACAGCTCTAACATATAAGAAGTATGCATTGCCGCTATCTAATAGTTCGGACGCAAAAATCAGTACCAACGACCCACAAATAGCTTCTGGTGCAAGTTATCAGGGTATAGATATTAGTTATTATACGTTACCGCAAGCAAGAGATATTGGTGGAATAACATATTATTTCCATATCATTATTGATGCAAATGGGCAGACTGCTGAAACTGTTTATGAAAAGATTCAATATCTACTCAGACAAACTTATAATATAAATTCTAACCCTGCAACATCTGCAGGCTTTCCTGTTAGAGGTGATATAAACGATGCATTGCTACAATTTATCGGTGATACTCTTCGTACAAATTATATTACAGGCTGGGGTGGAGTTTTTATTGATAACTATGATACTGATGATATTAACCGATTGGAATTCACTGATGATGCTAATGAAATTAGAACGTTCCCATTTACCGCTACGGGTACATTAGAATTTAATGATAACTTGGTAAATGATTCAGGTTTTGTAGCCGGTGGGTATAGCAATGCAAGATGGTGGATGTTCTTTACAAGTATTGGTACATCTGCTTATGGTACATCAGCTGCTATTATAGTAGAGAATGCTTCCAGTAAACAATTATACGGTGAAGTATCAGCAGCATCAATACCGTGGACATTTGACTATGACGGTAATGAGCAGCCATATTATCCAAATGGCACTCCTCATCCGTCAGGAAGAACTAAGAAGACGAACGCAGCAGTTACAGTCGTTGCTATCGGTGTTGACACAGCACAATGGGTTAAGACAACGGCGACAATTACCAGAACTACCGGACAAACGATATCACTTGTTGCCGCATTAGAAAGAAATTATAGTAACCCAGCATAAGGAATAAGGTGATGTACTTATGGCTGAATTCGTTACATTTAACGGTCCAGAGAAGCTCATTATCGTTGATGATGGTGTGACTTCTCTGGACGCACAACGGGATGTATACTCTGCTTGGAAGCGATGGATGTTTTCAGAGAGTGTGCCAGTTAGTGGTGCCGACCCAATTCCTAACGCTTCGTATTTGCAAGCGATTAGGACAATTGGTGGCGACCCAATTGGTGGTGGGCAAGTTGTATCTCCATATTTCTTTTTGGTAAATGGTTGGAGAATTCGGCCATATGAAGGCAACCATAGATTAGTTTTGGATGGCAATTTGTTTGTGGATGGTGGTGGAAATCCTTTTGTACCGACTGAGGGTAATTATAATGTTGTGGTAGAATTGCAGACATCTTCAAAATCTATTACGACAACCGTATCTGTAAGTGGTGGTACGTTACTTACCCAAGAAGAATCAGACCAAATATTTGCTTTGCCTAACGAAGCTGTAATAGCAGACGCTATATGGGATGAATTTTTAAGTCAGCATACATCCGCAGGCACAGCAGGTGAAATTATAAACAAAATAAAGAGGCTTGTGTCCTTGATTCCGGCAGGTGTATAATGGGCGTAATTGTAACCAGAGGTACTGGAACCGGAAGTGCAGGTGGAAGTGGTACTGGAGCATATACCATACCGGAAAAACTTGCCATCGAAATGGAGATGGAGTTTAAAGCTGCACAGGCCGATTATTATAAAGAGCTTCTTTATGAAATAGGTGGTGTTAACGATGGTACTTTAATAAGTGCCGGTATATGGATTGATACAATTAAAACTACCAGACTTTTTTCAAAAGATTTTACATATGAAGTTGGTGGTGGAGGTAGATACGGCAATTTAACACAAACTTTATTGCTTAGAGAATCCGATGGTGCTCAATTACTAAAACTGTTTGGCTATGACGGTGACGATAATTTAACAAGTATACAGGTGAGCGCAGGATGAATATATTAGCATTTTTTACAAATAGTGGAGTACCTGCAACCGGCCTATCTCCTACAATTAGAATTAGAGAGTTAGCCGGGGATACACTTGTGGTCACCGATGCCGCTATGACCGAAGTAGGGGACGGGCATTATAAGTATAATTTTACCGGATATGACGCTACAATAGATTATTCAATTCGTTGTGATGGTGGGGTTACTCTTCCTGCCGCAGAACGGTATACATATGCCGGTAACGAAAATTATTTTGATGATATGGGTGAGGCTGTTTGGTCAGAGAATCCATCCGGTTATGATTCTATAACCGAATCCTCTTTTGGTCAACAATTCATTGCCCTTTTATATGGCGATTCTATTTATGTTGATGCTAATAGCGGATGGTCAGGTATTCAGCTTGGCCTTGGAATCGGGTCACAAATCAGACCCGTTAATAATATAGGAGATGCTGTAACCATTGCCGACTGGCGAGCTATTGATAAACTGCTTATACAGTCATCTATTACAATAGAAGCGGATGATAATGTTTCCCGGAAACAACTTTATACAATTGGTACTTTAGGTACAAATGTTACTTTATCGGATGGAGCATCAGCACATCAAGCCGCTTTTAATAATATAAATTTAAGCGGAGTAATGACAAGCGGTGATGAGATATTACTTAACGATTGTTCAATAACCGGAACCTTAGAAAATTTTACGGGTATTATGAATAAAGTTGCCTTTGGAACTGGTGTTGAATTAATTATGGGAAGTTGGGCTGAAATAATTCAAGGCACAGCCGGTGGAGAACCCGGAAGTGACCTTGAAATAGATATCGGCACTTCTATGTTAAATTTATCTCAGTGGACGGGCAATCTCAAATTAAAAGGAAAAACGGCAGATAATAGAACGGTTGTAAATTGTAATTCTGGTAATATATCAGTTGATGCAACTTGCGTATCCGGTACGATACAATTATTAGGTGTCGGGGCTTTAGAAGCCGATAATTCCGGACCTAATTGTAACGTAGAAACCGAAGGTTTTGTAACAAACGAATTTATAGCCGACCAAGTATGGGATGAGCCATTGGGTGACCACGGAGCGGCAGGTTCGACTGGTAGAAAATTACAAGATATTGGTGCATCGGTTATATTAACTGGCACGACAGCAGCGGCAACAGCCAATACAATATCTTTAGATTCTTTTGCGAGTACTGATGATGGTGCATATGACCCTGCTTTGATTACAATTGTAACAGGAACGGGTATAGGTCAATCAAGAGGAATTTTTCAATATAATGGGACAACCAGAACTGCGGTTGTGGATAGAAATTGGAAAACCTTACCGACTACCGCAAGTGGATATGTAATATCAGCTTGGCCGGGACGAGAACACGTTAATGAAGGATTAGCTCAAGCCGGTACTGCAAGCACTATAACATTAAATACCCTTGCATCCGATGCGGATAATGCTTATGTCGGCCAAGTCGTTTTTATCCGGTCAGGAACTGGCGAAGACCAAGTAAGGGCAGTTACGGCTTATGATGGAACGACTAAAATAGCAACTTTAGAATATGATTGGGATGTTATACCAGATACAACTTCGGCATATGTTATGTTGCCTTATCATGTTCATAGACTTTCTGAAATTTCATCGGCTATCTGGGATGCTCAATTAGCAGACCATACTATTACTGGTACATATGGAACTGAATTAGCAACTAAGGCGGATTTATTTGCCGCAGCGGAAACAGTAAACACTCTTCCAACTACTGGCGCAATTGTTTTTGGTGATAATGATGGCGGAGATTGGACTAATGTTTATAGTAGAGATAGTAATTACTGGACTATTGGTGAAGATGGAACAAATGGTCTAAATGTAGAATTTAAATTTTATTTACCAAGTGCTCGACATAAAGCAGGTGCTTTTAGGGTATTTGGTAGATATGAAGGAACACCATCAACAACTCACTTCATGGATTTATGGGCATATAATTATGAATCAATGACGTTTGAACAACTTGTTATTCCTTTTATGCCCGGTGGTATTACAAGCGATGATGAATTTGAGCACGAATATTATGAACGAAATATTGACCGGGATAACAATAACGAAGTAAGGATAAGAATACGGCACAACCCAACAACATATGTTGGGTCACATCAATTGTTTTTAGATTTTGTTGAGCTAACAAGTATATTAAATATTACGGCAGAGGATATAGCACAAGCCGTATGGAGTGAAAACGTATCCGGTTATACTAATGAAGCTCAATTTGGTGGATTAGTAAATAACGGCTTAAAACGTCTGCTCGGTTTAATGCATGAGAATATATTTATCGACAGACCAATTTATGATGGTTTTGGCAACCTAACCTCGGCGAGGGTTAGAATATACGCAAATTCGGCCTCTGTGGGGACGTCAGCGGCAGTTATAGGGCAGTACGAGATAACCGCACCGAGTCACGAAGCAGGTCGATTTAATACATGGAGTCAAATAAAGGTATGAGATACGATAAATTTTTAAACGAAGCGGAAGCCACAATGCAAAAACTGGCTTTTATGGCAGTTAAAGAAATTTTAGCCGCAGGGTTAAGGAAGGCAAATATTTCTGTACTAAAAAAAGATAAGACCTTAAAGATTAAAATGCCCGATAGGAAGGCAGACCCGATGCATACATTCCAAAAAGGTATGGAGTTTGTCGTGGATGTCATCGGAGAAAATAAAATTTTAATAAATAATAAACAGAAGGATGTAAACGAGTTTATAAAGGAGTTAAATAATGAGCGCAATTGATAGTATTGAATTTTATTTGGCATCTGAAGAAGCAATAAATGGTATAATGCGGTTAACCGAAATGTCGGAGGAACCTAAAATTACACCTGCGGTCATGAAAAAAACGCTTTTCCGGTTTAATAGTTTTGTGGAAAAGGCTAAAGATATGACCAAACTCTCTAATATGATTAACCTTAGAACCAAAAAAATGAATAAAATCGATAAACTTTTGGCTTGGTTCAGGGTACTGGAGAATGAAAACTTCCATGACGAGGCCGGATTCGCAGCACTCAGGCTTAGAGAACTTGGCTATGATGGCCCGTACTAAGGAGTTAATATGAAATTTAGAGATTATTTGATAAACGAAAAGCTCAAAAAGATATCTAACCTTAGTGGAGCAAGTGACGAAGAATTAATGTCTTATGCCGGGGACTTTGAAAATACTAAATGGAATCCAGATAATAAAGCCGAAGTAATGAGAATGGCTAAAGCCATAAATAAGGAAATTAAAAAAAGAGGGTTCCGGGGTAATGAAATTAAACCGATATTTGAAGCCAAAGGAGAAACTTGCCCCGTATGCGGTAAAAAGAACGCAAGCGGAAAGCATATTGATAAATGCTTAAAGAAATCCGGGGAGTATGACTGGTAATAGGATGAAATAATGTCGATAGCAATAGCCACTATGGGAAAATATGTCCGGTATACTTTACAAACCGGCTCACGTGAGGGAGGCGGGACTTATGGTTATCCCGTATGGGAACCAGAGAGACAACGTAAACCACAAGTAGTTGTGCGCTCAGTTAGCGTAGATAATAAAGTAAGGAAAAAGAGACCAAGAGTAAAGATAGAGACCGTTGAAAACGGTAATGGTGAGATTAACTTAAAATCTTTTAGTTAAGGTGAGAAACTATGATTAGAATCAATACCGCAGATAGGAAAAAGCTCAAGTTTGGCGTAGCGGTAAGCGGAGTTCAGACGAGAGATATAAACGGCGTACTTAGGCTAACGTATGAGGGAATCGAGTACGGGTTCAAAACCGAAGTCGTTGACGATAAATTAGCAGTTGAGATTCCGCCGTTGGACAATATTATAAAAGAAGAGCTGATTGACGGGGCTAAATTAAGCGGACGTCTTGAGGTTGTGGCCGAAGATACCTTTATAATACCGTGGACGGATAATTTTAAGGTGGTTAAGCCTATTAAAGTCGAGGCAACAATTACCGAAGATGAGGATATACCGGAGAAAGAAATTAGCGTTAAGGCTACGGTAACTGAAGAAGAAGATGTTAAGGAAGGTCTAAAAGGTGCAATTGCTCGAACTGCAGTTAAAGCGGCCGGTGCTCATATAGCCAAAAAGGTCGTACAGAAAAAGAAAAAGAAGAACGAATCTAAATTTAGTAAAGCCTTGAGGGGAGAATAATGAAAGTCGATTATGAAAAATATTTAACCGAGGCCAGAGGCATAAAACCAAGTTCATATGTTGATAAATGGCTAATGCGCTCGATATCAAGAAAACCGACATCATGGAGAGAAATTAAAAAAATAGATGTAGATAGCGCACCGTCTGATGTACAAGATTTTATTATGCATTTAGAAGAATATGATGCTAAAATTGTATTTGGTAAAAATAATCCACAAATATATGATGATTTTTTACAAGCAGATTTGCCACAATGGTTCTTATTAAAAACTCGTCAAGGTTTTTTTATAATAAACACTGAAGGATATGATTACGTTAGATATGCAGTAAAAGTTTAATTTTTCTGTCCCGATAATTCCTTTTTTTTGTCGTCATTGGGTTTTATCGGGACATTTTGTCCGGTTTTTTGTCCTGATAAAACATCTTCTATATTACCATTCACAGAATCCTCAATATTAAACGACCTAAATACCACAAATTTACCCATCGTTTCATAAACTTTTTTAGCATATTCAGCATTTCCACCGACATATTTATAAAGGGCTTTTTTCATATCGTTTTTAGTCTCATCAAGGTAAATCCGCAATATACGGCATCCTGAATCTATATTAATATCGATATCGTGTAAATCATATTTGCTTTTAAGTTTAAGTTTTTCACCCCATACACCGAAGCGCACCTGCATTAAACCTCGTGCAGGGTCTTTTTTAAGTTGGCTTATCGCATATGGGTTATAGGCGGATTCCACTTTCATAACCGCTAATACGGCTACAAAGGGGACGCCGTGTTCGGCAGATTTATTAAGAATCGTAGCGGCTATTTCTTCGGCTACTGAGGTGGGGACAATTTTATGATATTTTAGGATAAAGGCTTTAATATCGTCTCGGGCTTTATTCCCGACTGCTTCTAACTCCTTAACCCTATTCGCCTTTTTTAGAACATCTTCGGTGAGTTTATCTACAATTTTCTTTTTTGCGTCCAGTACATCGGCAACTCGCTTTAATTTTTCTTCGGATGTCATTAATTCTTCGTTAGCGACCTTTAATTCTTTAATATGTTGATACCGTTGAAAGCATAAGAAAGCAATGAGACCGATAATAATTAAGGCCAAAACCACGTGGTCCCAGCCTATCCGGTCTCTAAAACTGGTGGTTGAATCTCCTCCGGCAAAAGTCATAACGGACTCCTTTCCATCTTTAATTATTCCGTTATTATATAACACTTTTTACCAATTGTAAATGGATTATGCTATCTTTTGGTTATTTAATTCGTCTATACGGGCGTTAGCCTCATCCAGTTTAGCGTTTGCTTCTTGTAACCCTGCTATCGCTTCTCTGAGTTTTTCGTTATACAATCGCTCTGCATTGGCGAATCCTTCGCTTATGCCGTCCCCTTTGCCCTCGTGCATACCTTCTTGATAGCCCTTTTCATAGCCCTGACGCTCGCCTTCTTCAAATCCATTTTCCCATCCGTCATCCATACCGGCTTCACGTCCATCCTCAAATCCATTTTCATATTCGGTATTATCATCCTCATCAATCTGAAAACCATCTCTTCGGGCTTCTTTATAGCCTTCTGTTTGTCCGACATCTAAAGCGACATCCCATAATGCGTCAATAAACATACCCATCTGGTCAGAATTTTCCCGGAAGCGCAAATAATATTTGTTATATATATCATTTGCACTATCCCTATCTATAATTTTTTCTAAGTCCGTATTAAAACTCACGACACCCTCCTATCCAAAAATGGAATCTATCATACGTTCTGCCGTAGCCATACTGGTTAACAAATGGTCTTTGCCCATTGGCTGAAGCAGGAACCCTATTTTTTTAGTAAAAAACTTATTAATCATAGTATCATAATCAATAACCATATACTGGCTAAACTCCTTCGGCCAGCGGTCATTAAAGGTTACAACATCGACCTTAAACATATTATCCTTAACGTATAAAACTTTTGCTTTATTCCCGTCATATATATCTTCATATTTGTTTGTAAGATTAAGTGCTTCTAAAAGCGTCCGATAATTATGCACTCCTCTAACATGATATGGCGTATGTTTAATTGGGTCATTAACGTCATCATCCTCATCCCTGAATACTCCATTAAAAGCGTCACTTACTTTTACGGGTCCCCCGATATATTTTTCAATATTGTTTACACTTAAATTACTCGCTATTTCTTCCGGGGCAACCTCTTTTAACTCCTTTTTATACTGGCGGATTGTATCTAAAATTCTATCATCCGGTTCATTTTTCATAATCATTTCATAGACGTGTTTAAGCCGTGTACGAATAGCCTCCGCACTATCGGAGCGCACCAGTTCAAGCCCCTTGACCGCAAGCTCGTCAGTCGGAACTCCCTCTTCGTTAACTACCCAATATGAATACTTTTTCTTTTTAACGAAGAGTGCAGTCTTGGCGATAATTTCTTGCTTAAACATTATGTAAAAATCTCTAACCTGAGAATTATAATCCTTTAACTGCGTCTCCTCAAAAGTCCGTTTGTTTACATATTTTTCCAGTTCTGCAGAAAATTCTAAGATTTTTTCTATCTTTTCATCGTCTGAATAATCGACCCACCAATCAAACTGGCTAAAATAATAGCCTAACTTTATAAAGAGGGAATCTGTATCGATATAAGCGACCATATCCTCGTTCATGCCCTTCTCTTTAAAGAAGTCGTTAATAAAAACTTCGGCTTGTTTAATTGAATGTCGTCCGCAAGATGTAATACCTTCGGCTATATTAGTGTTAAAATAACGGCTATATGGTACTGCCGTGATACCAAACATAGCATTAAGGATAATTTTTAAAGCCCATTGTAGCGCAAATAATTCGTTCCCTCTATTTCTTAACTCAACCCGTTCATCCCCTTCCGGTAATTCAGCGGCCTTATTAAAGGTCTCTTTCATTTGAGGCTTAACTTCCTGAACCCGTTTATTAAACAACTGTCGCTGAACGGCGGCGATAACGCCTAACGGGTTAGTCCTAAAAATAGAACCACAAGGGGCTATGGCCAGAAGTCCACGGCTTACCGCTTCGTTAAATTTAGCAAGCCCAAGACCTCTAAACTCTGCCCGTTGTCCATCCGCTTTAATTATAAAAAATGGTGGGAATTCCCTATCACGGACTGCCGTTATAACTTGTTGTTTTGTAAGGTCTACAATCCGGCCAAAATAGGTTTCATTGCTCATATTTAAGGTAATAATATGGGATGGATATGATGAGGTAATATCAATATCGATAATCCAATCCCACATACCTTTATGCGGTTCTTTAACATAGGCCGCCGGGAATGTTTCCTGCGTACCTCCTGCGTGATACGGAGCGCAGAGGTCACTCCGCCTAAAATATGTAAGCAATGCCCCTTCAATTAACTGCGTCATCGACTGATAATACTTCATAGGACATTTTGTAAGTAGGGATAGGGCTTGTATTAGTTTAATATAACCCTTTTTATCCTCTAACTCGTCCACTCGTTTACAGTCAATTACGTTATAATCTACATACTTATTCCAGTCTTTGGTGTATAATTCCCGTAAATCTTTGTACTCTGAATAATCCAGTTTGCCTTTTTCAAGTTCATAGTTGGCTACAAAGTCCAGAGTGTACCGTTCTAATTTATCACGGGCGTACCATTTATAGACATCTATATAGTCCAAAATATGGATACCGGCTATATCCACGTTTAAATCGTTATATTTGTTAGAACGCCACGTCCTAACGTCCCTTATTGGTGATAATTTTTTAAAAACATCGGTATTATTACCATATAGGGTACGACAACGGTTTATGATATATGGCAAGTCAAACCCATAGACGTTCCATCCGGTAATAACATCCGGTGCGTTATCGTACATAAACTGCAGAAAGTTTTCAAGGAGTTGTTTTTCGTTAGGGCAATGGGAATAATTGATATCCTTATCGCCTGTATATTCCTTCTCCCCGAAGGTAAAAGTCCGTTTGTCTATGGAATTTCTTACCGATATTAGGCTTATTGGGTCAAGCGCATCTTGTATATCAGGGAACCCTTCATTATTGTTAACCTCAATATCTATCGTATAGGTGAGTAATTTGGGGACTTCTAATTCGTCATCGGGGATTTTGTGGTACTGCTCCGCTAAGAATTGTATCTCCGGTTTAACCTTATTTTCAAATATAAACTCGTTATCTTTACAATATTCATAATAATGGGAATATGACCTAAAATCCTTGCGGACAACCTGAATACCGTCTATGGTTCTAATATTACTCCGCCCGGAATGACCATTAGCCCGTACAAAAACATAAGGAACCCATTCTATCGTATCATAAAACCGTTCCCCGTTTATTTGCTCCCATAAATGTATTTTATTTGTTCTATGTTCGTAGTGTACGTTTACAAAACTCATTCAGCGTCCCGTGCTTCCTTCAACTTTTTAATAATATAATCGATATCCGCTTTACTTCTGATATTTAAGGTTTGGCTTGGGATGCTTTGTGGAAAAACACCAAAATAAGTCAACTCATATTCCCCTTTTTCGTTTTTTTCTACCTTTGCTCCGCTTACCCTCATTTTTCTTTCCTTTCTTAATTTTGCGTTTGGGTTTAGGTTTAGGTCGTTTTGAACATTTCATTTTATGAATATCGTATTTTTCTTCCGCTAAATTTGCGTCCCGTCCATAAAAATTCATACCACAATGTGGACAGGTCACGCACGTTATATCCGATATGCTATCGGTAACGGGTATAGCCTTAAACTTAAAAGGTTCGGCACACGTGCGCTCACCCTGTTTAGCGGTACATAAAAAAGCGACTTTGACCTTATCGCAACCTTCTTCATGGGTACAAATCATATTTCAAATAGCTCGTCATCTAAATGTTTGGTTTTTTTAACCTTTTTAGGTTTATCCGGCATACCATCGGTTGACCATATATCATCCTCTCTTGCAAAACCATTTTCGTAAAGTTCTTTTAACATTTTCATGCGAAGTTCTTCGGCCAAATGTTCCATACGGCTTTCCGTCATTTTTCTTTCCCATTTTCTTTCCCATTCTGCTTCATAAGCACTTGAAGCCGATGCGGCAGATGAACGTGATTGTGCCATCACTTGCCTTTCTTCCCATTTTATATCGTCAATCATTTTGGAAATACGGTCCATATAATCCATACCCATATTATCTTCATATGCTTTCATTTCGTTTGCTTTTATTCTATCGATTTGTTTAGTTTGTTTTTCTAAATGCTTCCCGAATTTATGCATCCGGTCTAACCATTCTGTATCATCTATTCCGCTCACGTTCTCTCCTTTGTACCTCTGGCGCACGTTCCCGATACCCATCGGCATCCCGTATCCATAACTCCATTTCCGTTTCGTCATAGATTTTTAGGGAACGGTCATCGTAATACCATTTCCATATATCCCCAACTCGTCCGCCTAACCTATTCTTTAATATTTTATTATGCAATTCGTGCTGATATATCCAATCATCGGCATTTGTTCCTATCATACTCATAAAATCTGCAGTTGCAGGAACGCCTAAACTCTCCGCTATATAATTAAAATCAACCTCTTCAAAACCAGCAAACGTCCCTTCCCTGTTTAACTGGCTAACCGAAATTACAGGTGCCGCAAATTCAAAACTTAAAGCTCGAAGTTCTTCGGCAACCGCTTTAACAGATTGATATAGGTCATTAGCCTTCTTAAAAGCGGAGCGCATAAGGTTTATATAATCAACGTATATAACGTCAATACGGATATCCCGTAAAACCAGTTCTCGCAAATAGGTCTTAAAATCCCGTACTGAAGCCGACCCTGTTGGGTATTGCTTAATATGCAATTCACCTCGACCTTCAGTTTCTTTAACCGTTTTTAAGGCATTTTTTAGGTGTACACGGTTATCTCCGAAGTACATACGATTTATATCGAGCTTGCTAAATATAGCATCAAACCGTTGAGCGAACATATCTTCAGACATTTCAAGGGTAATTAGTACCACGTTTTTACCATGAAGTACCTGTCTGGCCGCCCAGTTAGCCATTAAGCCCGACTTAAAACCATGTATTTTAGCCACTATCACCGATAGCGTCATCGGCGGAAATCCGCCATTAATAAGTTCATCAAAGGTCGGAAAATAGGTGGGTAAACGGGTCTCCGAAACCGTAAACATCTTCCGAAGACGCTTACCCAATTCGGCAAAATACATTAAGCCGAGGTCTATCTTTAAGTCCTTACAAAGAGCATCCTCTATGCGCTCACGGAGATGTTCCAGATTTTGCCCGGAGTCGATAATATCCATCGACTGCGTCATAGCGTGTTTTATGGCTTTATCTTTCAAATACTCATTTGTATTATGTAATAAAAAACCATTTTGTTCCGCTATATCAAAATCCAGAGCATTGACTTCGTTTAGATACTCACTTACTTCAGGTTTGTTAATTGTATTTTTTATTATATCTTGAGAAGGTAAAGTATTAAACTCGTCAAGATGCTCTGCTGAAGCCTTAAATATTTTAGCGGCTGAGTCGCTATTAAAATACTCCGGTATAAAGGCATTAGTTACTAAAACTAAAAACGCTTTATCCGTTAAAATCCCCTTTGTTATTATTTTTTCTACAAAATTGTCGTCCGGTCTCCCTTCGTCTTGCAAAAAGCCTCCCCATAAACCTACCTCCAGATGCTATTTTTGTGAACCCAAATTTGCTTTGCTCTGGTTCGGTTTTTAATATTTCTTATCCAATTTTCACGAGTGATGCTCCCATAAACACCACATACGTCATCTATATATTTTTTTATAGGTATAAAATTCTCTGGATGGCGGACATCTTTTTTGCGCTCGATATCCTTATAAATGGTAAAGTGAGAAGCCCCGCCGCTTACGAAAACAATACCGGGTGCTTTAAGCAAACCAACCATAAATCGACCTTTTTCATCCTTAAATACCATATATAATTTAAGATTCAGCCCATCTTTCCCGTCCATAGTATTTTTTCCTTTCATTTTCATATAAATATATACAGCAATTATACCTTAAAAACGGCAAGTTGTAAATTTACAATCGGCACTTTTTGTGCTAAAATGGATAAAAAATGACGAATGAAGAAGTATTGGCAAAATTACACGAAGAATATCCTATTGAGGATATGGTAAAATTTACGGAATTAAATTTACAGGAAAAACTGCAGGATAATCCCTACCAGATAGTCCACTTCCGAGATTTGTACCACAAAGAACTGGCGGAGCAAGACCGCTTAACCGACCTGTATGAAAAATTAATGGGTCAACGGTACGAGTATTACCGTTTTAAGGATGACCACGAATGGACGAAGGTCGAGATAGAGAAGTATGCTCTACCTAAAGACGAAAAAATTATCCAAATGAAAAAGATTATTAGGAGGCAGGAAGTGCGAGTCCGCTTCTTTGAGATGTGCTGGCGAGCATTTGAAAAGCAAGGATGGTCTATGAAGGGCTTTATTGATACGATTAAAGGGGGATTTTAATTGGTAACGATTAAGGTTTTTGACCCCTTACATCTAAAAATCGATACCGATGACGCAGATTATATGGATTTAATGCGTCAGGAGTTTACACGCCGAGTACCGAATTTCCAGTTTACGGCCGCCTATAAATCCGGCCATTGGTCGGGTTCAGTCTGTCTAATTGATAGGTGGAAAAACACCTTTCCTTACGGGCTATTAATGGATTATGTACGGGAGCATAAGCGGAGTTTTCCCCGTATGTCCATTAAATTAGAACCGGCAGTTAAAGAGATATTCCGGGGACCGGAATTCGATGTTGTATACGACCTGCCGACCCATAAAGTTCGGCCATATCAAGATGATTGCATCCGTGCCTGCATAAAATATACCAAAGGCATCATTCGTTGTGCGACTGCGTCCGGTAAATCGCTTGTTATAGCCTATGTTATCCATAATTTGATACGGGCAAGTATGATACAAAAAAGTATCATTATTGTACCGAGTACGGGTTTAATAACGCAGTTTTATCAAGACCTCGTGGATTACGGGTTTGATAGTAAAAAAATAGGTACGGCATACGCCAGACGCAAGCAATGGGATAAACAAATCGTTATATCTACATGGCAGACCCTTGCTAAAAATGCCGAAAGATTAAACGAGTTTGATTGTATTTTCTGCGATGAAACTCACGGGGCTAAAGCCCATGAGCTAAAAAAACTTCTGGAAAATGCCACGAAAGCAAAATATAGATTAGGTTTTACGGGGACGCTACACGCAGGAACTCTGGATAACTGGAATACAAAATCGTATTTAGGGCCGGTAATACGGGAATACCCGGCCGGTCTGTTAGCGGACGAGGGATGGATTAGTAAAGCCGTTATCCATATGCTTAATATAGAGTATCACCAAGATACTTGGGACGGAGAATACCACGATATTAGGGACGCTATATTCCAGAATCCATATCGTTTAGACCTGATTAAGGGTTTAACCGAATATTTAGACCATAACGTCTTAATATTAGTTGATAAGGTGGAAAAAGAAGGCGAGCTGTTAGAGGGTCTTTTAGCGGACGGCAAAAAAGAAGTGGTATTTCTATCTGGCCGGGACGATGTTAAGGTACGGGAGGAGTGGCGAAAGGCTGCAATGAAGCGCAAGGATATAGCTCTGATAGCCACATATGGCATATTTCAGCAAGGAATTAACATCCCTAACCTAAAATACATCATCTTGGCGGCACCGTTTAAGGCTAAAATAAGGGTACTTCAGTCGATTGGAAGGGCGTTGCGGATTCATTCAGATAAGAAAGACGGAGCGCAGATTTTTGATATCCATGACCATACTAAGTTTTTTGAAAAATACGGGGATATCCGTCTGCGATATTATGACCAAGAGAAGTTTGAGGTTAAGGAACACGTCTTTTATGAGGGTGAATCTTTTGATTTTACTAAGGTTTATTCTATTTCTTCATAGATTTAATACTAACAATCCGTTCCCCGGATTTGAGCTGTTCTTCGGCTTGAACCTCTGCGTGGGATTCACTGGAAGCCATAATTGTAATTTTACGTTTATTGGTTTTAACGACCCATACATCAGGAAACATTCCTTCTTTTAATCCAACCCATTTCCCTTTAGGCTTCTTTTTAGGAGCATTAATCATTTTTTCTAAACGGGAGACTATATTTTGAGTGTTATTGGCTAAAGTATCAATCGCAGTTCTATTATCCGTTGTTCTTTTTGCGGTTGCGGCTGTCCGTTGTTCGACTGCCTTCAAACGGTCTATAATTTTTTTTAAGAGTTGTAAGGTACGTTGGTCTTGTTCTTTGTTCATTATTCGATTACCAGTACGACTTCATTCTTTTTAGATAGATAGCGGTATTTTTTGCCCTGCATATCCAGAGCATCTACCAAATTCATTATCACTTCATCAGCTTCGGCCGGTACGCTTATTTTATTATTGCTGGCTTTTACGTCATATCCGCCGACTTTAACCGTATTATTTGGATTTTGTACGAGTTTTAGCAGTTCTCTTTTTTCTCGGCTTGTTAGTCTTTCCTCGTTTAGTAAGTACTCTCTCAGCCTCATTTTTTAATCTCCCTTCATAATCCGTAGCCCACCATATATTTTCCAGTACCCGAATTATATTATGAATCTCTTCTTCAATTTCTTCTTCGTTTATATATCTTTGCCGTGCTAAAGAATTTATACGGCTCAAAAATAATTCAGTAGCCTCGTGAAAAGCCACTTTTCGTATTTCAAAATCACAGGGCGGAATTCCTGACCACGTTTTACTCAGGGTTACAAGGGCTAACCTTGCTTCCTTATCGGTACTAACCGAAGCTCTTGCGTCTTCAACATCTCCGTGTATATAGTGAAACTCCCATCCTTTAACTCCATAGTGATGTATCCATTTAACAAATTCTTCTCTAAAAACCTCAAACCATTCATCGGTTACATCATATTCCGTTTTCAGTATCTCGTCAATTGTTTTTTCTTCATCAGCCACAGCAGTCTCTCCTTACTATTATTTATTTATATCTGGTAAAAATAAATATAAATAGATATGATAATTATAAATTGGATGACTATATGAAAGATGTATTTTTATGGAGAATGACACGGCACGACCAAGGAACTGAGGGGCTTTTGTTTACCGCTGGGTTCAATTGTCGGACGTTAGAATTGCCGTGGAGAGATAATCAACGGAGTATATCTTGTATACCTCCCGGTAGCTACAAAGTCGAAATTCGACTCTCACCGAAATATGGTCGTATATATTGGGTACGAAATGTACCGAATCGTAGCTATATTCTAATACATTCTGGCAATTTTGCAGGCGATACGAAAAAAGGCTTTAAAACTCACGTAAATGGTTGTATTTTGCTTGGGCGTAAAATGGGCTATTTAGGTGACCAACGTGCGGTACTAAATTCCCGGATAACTGTTAGAGCATTTATGGAGCATATGGGAGAAAATCCTTTTACACTTCATGTAATGGAGGCTTTTGTTTAATGGGCGGATTTTTAGGGACAGGAATAAATTTTAGTATAGGTAAACAAGGCGGAGCTGCACCAGTTGTTGAAGCGTGGGTTGATATGACAAGTAATACATATTGGCAAGCTATGACAGGAAATAATTGGGGTTCATGGAATGCTGGTGGTTGGTGGGATGCTGGCGCACAAGGAAAAGGACCAGCTTATTATGTTGTTTTGAATCCTTTGTTCAATACAAGACTTTGGCGACCAACTAAAGTACGAGCAACTATTTCACCTGCAAGACCAGAGATGAGTTTTTTTGGAAATGATGGAGATGGTTCGGCTGGCGATAGATTATGGGCTAATTCTGATAACACTTCTCATGCAGTATTTGAACATAACATTACTTGGGATGGAGATGCTGAAATTGATGATATGAATGTTGATGCAGATAATGTATATGATGGTAGTACAATACAACCTTTTTATATATCCAATCAAGGTGAAGGTGATTTTGATTTGATAAAAATCGAATTTTTTGGATTCTTACCATCATAAGGAGTATAAATGAAAGCAAAACATTTTGTTAAAAAACTTACTAAATACGTTGACATATATGATTTTTTACTTACTGAAAAAAGAAAAACAGTTGGTGAAGGGTCTGGTTGGATTGTCAAACCCGGCAAAGCAGAAGATGTTTTTTCTGCAAGTGAAGAACAAACAGGAATATTATTATATAAAAAATATTGGGATGAATTAAATTTAGATGGCAAGGCTTATCTATGGAAACAATTTATGCTATATCCAGAATATAGAGGAAAAGATACGGGTAGCATAAAAGCCGGGAAAATAAACCATGATTATGTTTATAAAAAACATAAATGCAGATATCTATTAGCAATACCGGAACCACTATACGTTCCTGATGATAAAAATAGACTATCAACCCGGAATAGAGATGAAAGTGATTTTGAAAAAGCGAGGAGTGTTTTAATCGATTTATATATAAAAAAATATACTTATAGAGGAAATTATAAGAGATATAAAGATACAGGACTAATTATTAAGGAGATGAAATAATGGCTTTAAGAAATTTAGTAGGAGAATCAGCGGCAGGGGCTGCGGCTTCATATCCAATAGGCGTACCGACTGGTAGTCATAAAGCAACTTTTGATTCGCTAACAATATCAACCAAAGGGGCTGATGTTTCGGCGGATATAAAGGTATCAATTATTGATGGTGCCAGAACCCGTTGGGCGGCATATTTAAGAAATGGCCAAATTTATGGAGCACATTTTAACGATATTGGGGATATACAGCTTAATAACGATACATTAACCGTAGCAACCACATCAGGTGGTGCCGGTGTTATCGTAGCAACAGCGGCTGTTATTCATATAGAATAAGGAGGAAAAAATGGATAAAATCCAAACAGATTACACGGATAAAATTCAGGAGGCTTATGAGCGTGTTATAGAGCAGACGCCTTATAGTGGTTCACATATTAACCACTCAAGTTCTGTCGCTCATATTAAACGTATTTACGGGAATACTTATAAGGTTATTAAAAGTGATAGCACTGGCTCGTGGTATGTAATGGGCAAAAACGGCGGAGACTGGGTTCCTGTAACGACTCCATTTGCGGATAAAGCAGAGGCTAACAAATTTAAGAAATGGTTAGACGATTCCACAAGCGATACTCAGCAAATGGTCGGAACGACAACGGGCGGAAAACGCTTACGGGACAATAAGGATGGTACGGAGACTAAAGCCAGAACATCTGTTACCGAGGCCTGCGGAAAAGACCACGATAAAAAGAAGAAAAAAGTGGAAGAAGAGGACGATAAAAAGGGTGAAAAGTACCAAGCATTCTTTAAAAAGATGGCCAAAAAAATGGGAATTGACCCGGAAAAAATTGAAGACCTAAGTCCCGAAAAGAAAAAGAAGTTTTTTGATGCAGTCGATAAGGGCTGGAAAGCGGATAAAGAAACCGATGTTGATGAGTCAAGTCATAGGATTAAATAAGAGGTGAAATTATGTTATTAGAAACTATTCTCGGTGGCGTTACCGGATTAATCGGTAACATCGTTGGTGGTATTTTTAAGTATAAAACTGCTAAACTGCAGGCCGACCACGATGAGAATATGATTAAACTGGAAACGGAAGCAATGGTTACAGAGGCTAAAGCCAATATAGCCATTACACGAGCCACAGTAGAGGGAGAAATTGAAATAGCCGATAGTAAGGCTTATATGCATAGTCAAATTGCCGGTAATAAAGCGTTATTCGGGCAAAAATGGGTTGATAAATTACTATCAGTTGAGGGAAGATGGAAGATACTTACATTGCCGGTCGCTATATTAGTAGCATTTTTATTCGGCTTCGTAGATTTTGCACGAGGTTTTATGAGACCTGCCCTAACCGGATATTTAGTAGGTATGTCGACTTTTATTACAATTTGGGCATATAGAATTATGTCGGCAGAGGGTATAACACTAAACGCAGAGCAAGCAGTTAAAATATTTGAAGATACGACTTCGATTATAGTTTACCTAACCGTATCGTGCGTGACTTGGTGGTTCGGTGACCGCCGAATGGCTAAAACGATTATGCAACTCAAAGGTGCGGATAGAACAAAAATCGATGATGATATAACGATATAAAGGAGACGAAATGAGTTCGCTAATTAAAAGAATTAACCGGATTGTAAACGAGGTTGGTAGTCTTGATAATTGGATGGATAAGGCAGATTATGAATATAGAGGTGGTCCTGCTAAAGAAAAAGCACAAAAAACCGTCCCTATGTATAAATCCTTAAACGATGCCGCCATATATCAACCGGAATTAAAACGGGGCAAGACCGAAGTATGGTATTATAAAGGTGATTACCAAATTATGGCCGACTGGGGATTGGGATATCGTTGGCTTGCTAAAAAAGGATTGCTCCCACGTTCACCTAAAGAACTTAGGGAAACGCATATACCACTCGGTAGCATTAAAGAGACCAATCTGGAAAAGGCATGGATGGCACTGCAGGGTGAAAACTGGAGTCCTAACGGGGAAGCCAGAAACCTAATACGCAAAAAAGGATTAACCCATACCAGTATGAGCGTTGGGGACATTCTTAAAGTCGGAAATTCATGGCATTTAGTAGACGGTGTCGGCTTTAAAAAATTATTTTAAGACTTGACAAGGATGGTAAAATGAGGTTAAATAATTACTTAAAAGAAGAAAAAGTGGTCGGGCTTTTAGGCAAAAAACTGGCTAAACTTAAAAAAGAACACGGATATATTTCTAAATCTATGCTAACTAAAAAAGAGCTTGAACAACTTAAAAAATCGGGTGGAAAATTGGCAGAGGCAAGCCGTCAAGGACCGAGCGCAATAGACGGCAAAAGCAAACAAGCTGCTAAAAACGCCATTCTTAAAGCGACTCAAAAGTTTACCCGAAATAAACTTTATAAAGATGATTATTGGCGTGGGCCTAATGATATTTTTAAAGTTTTTGATGAAGAATTAAATGTAAGTTGGCATCTTGAAAAAACCGAATACAGGAAGCGACCTGAAGACGATATGCCGACAAGTAAGGTATGGGATTATACGATAACCTTTGTAAACAACAAAGGCAAAGAACAAAAGATAGGCGGTCAGGTCATCGCTTCCGGTGCCGGCAGCGTAAAAGACCCCTTAGACCGCTATGATGTTGTCGTAACGGTTTGGTAAAAGGAGTATTTAATGCGATTTAAAGATTATTTATCGGAAGCCAAAGACTGGCAGAAAAAAAATAAACGATTTGAACTTGAGGTTAAGTATAGTAGTGATGCCGATAAAATTCCAATTTTATTTAGGGATGCGGGGCTTAAAATTGGGAATGATTGGGATTGGTTAACCTCAAATATTATAGGAATAGGCAAAAAGGCATTTGATGAGGTAGAGGATTGGCTAATGTTCGGTAAAAAGAACAAAGATGGTTCATGGCCGATAATGAGTGTAGGGACAATTCCACCTAATAAGAGAAAGTAATGCGATTTAAACGATATCTTGCGGAGGCAAGGCAAATGTTTAAAGAGTGGCAAAAATATGTGCATGATAATAAAGAACTTACAGCCGCTGTCGGCGTCCTTGATAAAATAAATAAGTCTGGATACAAGGCTTATATAGTAGGGGGAACGGTACGGGATATTGTTCTCGGAAACCTTAAACCCCACGATATAGATATAGCAACAAATGCGCCAATGGAAGAACTTGAGCGTATGTTTAAAACTTTTGATATCGGCAAGTCTAAAGATTTCGGTATCGTAGTGGTTAGGCAAGGCCCATTCTCCTTTGAAGTGGCGCAATTTAGGCAGGATGGAAAATACAAAGATGGACGCAGACCGGAAGCGGTTACAATTTCAGGCAGCTTTGAGCAGGATGCGGCAAGACGAGATTTTACAATTAATGCAATGGGCATTAACGCCAGCGGAGAGATTGTTGATTATTTTGATGGAAGAAAAGATATCCAAAACAAAGTGCTTAAAACCGTTGGCGACCCTCGAGAGAGATTCGGTGAGGATTATCTCCGAATGCTCCGAGCACCAAGATTTGCTTCAAAGCTGGGCTTAGAAATTGAGAAGGGAACCGAAAAAGCAATACAAAAATTGTCGACTAATATAAAAGAGCTTGCGCCAGAACGCATATACGATGAGCTGATTAAAGCGGCTTCGCAGAGTGGCGACAAGTTTGCGGATTATATCGTCCAGTTGGATAAATTAAAACTCTTAAAATTTATCTTACCGGAGGTCGTAAACCTTAAATGGTTTAGGGAAAATTTGCACCATCATCCCGAAACAAGGGGGCAAGGTGGAACAGTATATAGTCACGTATTAGCTGCCCTGAGAAAGAGCGACACAGCCGACCCTATAAAGAATTTGGCTATATTATTGCATGATGTAGGGAAGGGAACAACCTTTGCACAGAAAGAGGGGCTACCTACCTATTTTGAACACGCTAAAATGGGCATCGAACTTGTACGGCATATCGCTAACCGACTGCGAATGAGCAATAAAGATAAGGACGCTTTACTATTTGCAGTCGGCAACCATATGAAGTTTCATAATATCCTAAAAATGAGGCCGTCTAAAATTGCTAAACTGGTAAGCGATGACCATTGGGACGTCCTTTTAGCGGTAGCCAAAGCAGACGAATTTGCACGTGGTGATACCTTTATGCACAAAGGTGAATTTGAAAAAATAGTCGATAAGGCTATTAAAATAAAAGAGAAGTTTGGTATGCCGGTCGTCAATAAACAGTTAAAACTGGTGGACGGCAAGCACGTTATGAACCTTACCGGCCTTAAACCGGGGCCAAAAATTGGCGAGATTATCCGTAAAACTACAGAATGGATTATGGATAATAACGTGGATGACCAGACTAAAATAGATAATTACATTAAAAAAATTGCAGGAGAGTAAATAAAATGACTAAATGGAATAAATTAGATGAATATGCAGGAGAGGTTAGTGCATATGAAAAAATTTCAATAAACGAAGCCCTTACATATAATCAAGTGGTTTCGGCTATTGAAAAAGCGATGAAAGCGATTGAAGATGCATCATTTGCTTTGAATAAAGCTAAAGTACCGAGTAAAGCCAAATCGCAAAATAAAGTATTATTTAAAATAAAACAGGATTTAATTACGGCAAAACAAAATGTAATTGATTCTGTTGAATCAGAATTTTAAGGAGAATTTTATGCGCTTTGAACAATATTTAACGGAAAAATATGCGATAGAAGTCGCCGTCCGTGATGCGAGAAAGGCGATAGCGTTGTTAAAAGACGAAAAAATAAAGCATAAATCAGACGGGTCTAACTATTATACGTTTAAATCTGAGGATGATTTATATGCGGCAGAGGATGCTTTTAAACGGGCTAAAATCGAAATTCTTGAACTTAAAGAAGCGGTAGAGGTTGCCTATACGGACTTGCGTAAAAACAAACGGATGCGGAAAAAGTTTAAAGACCAAAAAGCCCTTGAGAAATGGCTTGATAAAATGGAAGGCGATATTAAAGTGGACGCTTACCTAAACGAGGCTAAAAAAATAAAATCCCGAAATACCATATGGGGTTTTTATAACGAGGTTGCTAACCGACTTGGGGATAAAATGGCACCTGAAGCCTTTAGTAAGGCCGCTAACGCTATTATGATTAGGTTTAAAGTTGATGCAGGGACGGCACGAGATTATCTGGATTCTCGTAGCGGAAGGCATCTGGCGGATTCACTTTCGGACGCTCAATTGGGTTCCCCTAATGCGGTAAATATGATGAAACATCCTTGGATTAAAAAGGATTTTACGAGTTTTATAAAAGGCTACGACCCTAAAGAATTTGCAAGGAGTGTACGATAATGGCGGCACCTAAATTAGTATATAAAAAGAAAGAATTGCTTAAAATGGGATGGGCTACAGTCGGTGGACGAATAGAGGATTATGCCCATATATATAATAAAAAAGGCCCGAAAGCAGCTTACGCTGCAATTAAAAGCCATTATGGTGAAGAGAATACGGACGATGTTTATCGTGGGATGCTCGTTTACCTAAAAGGCGGGACTGATTCCTATTATAACGAGCGTACTTTTCAGTCATTAGCTGAAGATAAAATTTATGAAGCATATGAACGGTCTATTCTTCTGGTAACAGAAGCGAATTTGAATAATGAGATTTAAACGCTATTTACAAGAATCTAAAATGACTGATGTGGAAGCATTATCAATCTTCGGCCTAACGCCGGATGATTTAGGGAATAGTGCGCTTATAAAAAAACGCCATCGGGATTTAGTAAAAACATATCACCCCGATAAAATCGGTAAAAATGATATGATGGTAAAAGTAAATTTGGCGTATGAGATAATTAAAAAACTTAAACCGAGTAAAATATCAAATAAGGATGTGGAAAATTTAATGGCCGATTTATATCCCATCTTTAAAAAATCTAAACATAGATTTAAGGGAGTGTACGCATGAGTAAATTTGAAAAATATATTACAGAAGGAAGTGCATCTATAAGGGCAATAAAAGGCAAAGCTAATATGGAAGTAGCCTTTGGTTCCCCTGCTATTAATATTAAAGACCCTAAAACAGGCATGGGTATCCGAGTTATTTTTCATGATAAAGATGTACAGCAAGCAGTTTTAAATTTTAAAAATAAGTTTGATGTTACATTTGATGTAACAAATTTTCCAACAGATAGTTTTTAAGGAGCAAATATGAGGTTCAAGGATTATTTAACTGAAGCGGATGCTAAACATTGGGTTACGAGTATTACAAGTGCGACCCATGAATATATGTTTTTAGGTGGTGGATACAAAGGCAAACCTGAAAACGATGAGGCGAGAAAAAAGGCTATACAGATTAGAAAAAAACATCCTGAATTAAAAAGCGGGACTATTAAACAATTTAGGTTTAGAGAAAGTGATGTACGAGGCAAACTTGATAAATTAAGGGAATTGCCTGTCGGTGCAAGGAGAGGAAGAATATGAGGTTTACAAGATTTCTTAAAGAAAGTGTAATAGACGATGCTCTAAAAGTTGATGAGCCGTCAGTCCGCAGAAAATATAGCGAAGAGGGTGTAAAGAAAAAATTAGACCTTATTCAAAAGGCTATAAAGGAGCTGCGTGGTAGCTCTAAATATGACGATGACGCTAAAGACGCTATTATGGCTGATTTAGAGGATAAACAAGATAAATGGAGTAACGTGGACTCCGAAACAAAACCCGTTAAAGTAGCACAAGCCCCACCTGAAGGCGAAGAAGGTGGCGGAGAAGCCCCACCAGAGGGCGAGGCCGAAGCCGATGCTGAAGCTGAAAAGGAAGAAGAGGATAAGGCTAAAGAGAAGGAAGAAGAGGACGCCGCAAAAGAAGAGGATAAGGCTAAAGAAGAAGAAGATAAGGAAAAGGAAAAGGAAAAAAAGGAAAAGGAACGGATGGAAAAGGCCGATAAAGCGGCGGCTAAAAAAGAAAGTCGGCTGATTAAATCTAAAATATTATTGAGGTAAAAATGGCAAAATACGAAAAATACCTAACCGAGCA